TGACGTACCGATGTAAGTGTTCGGGATGTCAACCATCGGGTTCCCGTTGCTGTTAGCCGAGTACTTCACGTGGAAGTATTGTGACGTTCCGGGAATACCTTGCGAACCTGTCGGCCCAGTTTCTCCTTTAGAACCCGTGGCCCCAGTCGCTCCCTTGTCACCTTTATCTCCTTTTTCACCCTTCACTTTCGTCCAAGTGTACTTCGAGAAGGTGGTACTATCTGCCGATGTCGTGTCAACGTACTGACCGATGTAAGCACCGGGTGTTTCTCCCCCGTTAGCGGTAAACGTCGTTCCGTTATCCGAGTACTTGATGTGCAGGTAGGAACTAACACCGTTTGATCCCGTCGCTCCCTTTATTCCCTGATCTCCTTTAGCACCTTGCGCCCCTTTCAACTGTACCCATTTATACGAAGTGTAAGTTGTCGGGGCAGTGGCGCTGCTCGTGACTGACGTACCGATGTAAGTGTTCGGGATGTCAACCATCGGGTTCCCGTTGCTGTTAGCCGAGTACTTCACGTGGAAATACTGTGACGTGCCGGGAATACCTTGTGACCCGGTAGGACCCGTTTCACCTTTAGGGCCGGTCGCTCCCGTGGCTCCTTTATCTCCCTTGTCTCCTTTATCTCCCTTCACCTTCGTCCAAGTGTAAGCCGAAAAAGTCGTACTATCGGTCGGGATACTATCAACGTACTGACCGATGTAAGCACCGGGAGTTTCTCCACCGTTAGCGGTAAACGTCGTCCCGTTATCCGAGTACTTGATGTGCAGGTAGGAACTAACACCGTTTAATCCCGTCGCTCCTTTTATTCCCTGATCTCCTTTAGCACCTTGTGCCCCTTTCAACTGTACCCACTTGTAAGAAGTGTAGGTTGTCGGGGCTGTGGCGCTACTCGTGACTGACGTACCGATGTAAGTGTTCGGGATGTCAACCATCGGGTTCCCGTTGCTGTTAGCCGAGTACTTCACGTGGAAATACTGTGACGTGCCGGGGATTCCTTGTGACCCGGTCGGGCCAGTATCTCCCTTCGGACCCGTCGCCCCGGTTGCACCTGTCACGCATACGGGAGAAGTTGTGGTTATCGTGTTATCAGCATAAGTTATCAAGGATCGTTTCCAAGTGAACTTACCATCAACCCAAGCTGGAGATGTTGATACCCAACTCCCCCCGATTAACGAAGTTGCCGAGTTAGAAAGATAATATTCTTCCACGATACTTGTAATCGTTTCCGCGATAGCCGTGTTAATTTCTTTTTTCGTCCAATCTATAACTCCCGATACCTCTTGAGTGATTTGGCCAGGTAATGCTTCGACTTTTGTCCGGATCTCTGTTATGTTTCCCTCTTGCGTGTCCTGACGACCGGAAACAGTTACTAAATTATCCTCTAGATTATCTAGTTTTTCACCAATCTCGTCGCCAGTATCAAGAGCGAACTTACCTCGTAGATAAACACGTTTCGCGTATAACCCTGTCCCGCCAAGTTGCCCGAATACTTCATCAACGATCCCGGAGAGATTACCCTCTCTCGTGCATAGTTTACCGTCAAGAGAAAAAGAATTTATGTCATCGTACGTGTCCATGTAGGGAGCATCATCCCCCACGGCTTGCAGTATCAACGCGTTTTGCCGGGAAACATCCGTTCTATTCCCGAGAACGACGACCTCGTCTCCCGCGACCGGGATGGCTGAATTCTCCTCGCAATCTGTTTTAGATAGATTAAAATAATCCTCGCCAACAGAGGTTATTCTACGCCAGTAACGCCTCGTGTTCCCTTCATCAAAAGATTGACAAAGAAGTTGATCATCCACGACAAACGGCTGCTTTAACTTTCCATTTTTCGTGTCAAACGTGCATTTATAGTAAGTTCCACCATCTACCACGCTCGTTATCTCGGTTCCACCGGGAGAAAGTATTAATATACCACCTTGATGCATCACTTTCTGTATAACGAGCTGGAACACGTTCATCCGCTTGCGAACGGTTATCTCGTCAAGTTCAAGATGATTATCTTTCAACCTTGCTCCACTACCTAGAAGTCCAGAAACAAAATCCGGAGTCGTGATTTCGTTCGTGGTCAAGATTTTTGTTAAAACACTCTTGAATTCAACATCGCTTATCGTGAGCAGAAATTGATTCAAATAGTCGCCAAATTGATGGCCCGCCCATAACTCTGAATCATCCGCGAAAGCTGCCTTGATCTTCTCCCCTAAAACCGTCAAATATCGCTCGACAACTTCTATCTCGGATTTACTCCAGTACTTAGATAAATCAATATTCCCGATTGCATCCCCCACCGCCTTACCCAAAATTGATGCCACCGAAATCCGACGCCACTTACTCTCGTAAGCGTATTGGGCCGGTAACATCAAATCATCCGCGGTTACAGCTATCGGGAATTCAGATAACCGCGGAACGAGAAAAGGGATTTCGTAGTCCACCTCCGGGAACTCAATTAACTCTGGTAAATTCTCGTTATTCCGGATCACGTAATTATACCGTGTCTGTCGCGAATAAAAAAATTCAAAAGAATAATCATTTAAACTATTAACCGTATATTCGTTCTCTGATTCACGTGTATAAATCCGTCTTATAGCATCTGAAACATGGTACTTCTGTTTTGACACAAAGAATCCCAATAACCATCTAGCATAATCCCGTGAAGGAATAAAACCAGTATTCTGTTCACAAGAAATTTCAAAGTCTATATCACAATCACGGGATTCATCTAATATGGTCGCAATTTTTCCTTCTGTTCTTATTTTTTCAACGAATTCCCCACTAAATATTACCGTATCAATACCCCCAAGCGTGTTCTCGAAAAGATAGATATTCGAGTTTTCAGGTGTTCCCAACACGAATCTTTGTATATATGTCAAACGGTTACCATCAGTATCCTCCACCCAAACATCATAATATCCAAGAGCCTGACCAAATCTAGCTCGCATTTTTAGATATGATACGTCTATTGCATATAATTTACCAGCCTCTATATCAAGTATGCTTTTTTCTTCTGTCCCATCCGGCAAATAGGCTTTAACCCGCACTTTCCCCACTACAACACCAAAATAAGACAACCATTCCGGCTGGTTTAATAGAATTTCCTTTTGTTGCGGTTGCAAAGTAAGCCACTGGGTTTTCAGAAATACGGCCGAAGTTTCTTCCAAATCTCCAATTCCACCTTTTACTACCGTAAAATTCACAACCATATTACCCAATGTAGCCCTAAATACCTTTACAGCATTCGACTGTACAAAAAAATCGACATCAGAAGTCGGTATTACTACCGACAATAATTCGTCTATAACATCTCTACATTTAATTCTAACACGCCCTGCCTCTGGTGTATAAATCTCATCAATGACTATTGTATTATCAACTTGCAATTTAAAATGTACGTTTCCAGTAATGCCTGTCAATATAAAATCTTCCACATTCCCAGAAAAACACAAGCTATCCGGTTGTTGAATTATATTCATATTCAATTAATTTTCCTCTAAAATACATCAACACAACAGTTACCTAAAGGACAATTATAAAGGATAACAACGTACGATATGAGATACAATCGACTTTTTCGAGAAGGTGATTTCCTGCTCAAAACAACGATATAACCGGTTTCGAATCATTAACCTCTTAGCGAAAATCTGCTGCAATTTACCCAATTGTAAAATATCCGGCTTTAAATAGAATTCGTGATTTTCTTTAATAGAAAAACGAAGATCATAGCTATCCTTGTGATATTTATTAAATAGTCCCTCTTTCCACAAAAGAGAATATTTATTATCTGCGTAAGAAACTGGAACCGGGGTTGCATAAGGGTATTTAATCGGACAAAAATAATTCTGCCCGGATTGATAAATTTCCTCTGCAATATAACCTCTATAAACCGATAATCTAAATTCTGATTCGATCTGATTCATATACTCCGTGGTACTCCCATACTCCATATTGATCGCTACGTTCCTTATGTACCAATATGTTACCTCTCCGGTATAATCATCCGGACGGAAATCAATATCCGTCCACTCAACCCCAACAACCGTGGATATACACTCGATCGTTTCTGCATCCGTTGTATCACCATATTCGATATTTAGTTTACTCGTGTATTCCTCGATTCTCTTATCCGCAATACTTTTATCTTTAATAATTATCCCTTTAATTCTATCATCTTTCTCTACCAAATGTTTCGACATATCGTCAAATATCTCAACATCTATCACATCATTATTCCAACCGCGTATCTCCACGGAATGGTTATTTTCATTTACAATAAAAACGACACCAAATTTGTGTTCGATCTCTGTTACAAAATCAGCCACCAAAAGATGGGGAACGTGCATATTATAAGATATTGAACACCCTAAACTATCCTTATACATTCCGTTACGACGACACATTAGTATTACATCTTTAAAATCATCATCTAGCAATAAATCATTTGAAGTTAGTTCATAACCAAGGGCTTTTACAACCTTTTCAAGTAGCTTATACAAACGGATAAAAGGAGTAAAAATGCAATACTTGTCATTAATCTGTTCCGTGTATTTTGTATTTGGATTTGTATTTGCATCAGGATAAAAACAATTATAAAAGTCGTATGTTTGGTTAACTCCTATATTGGGTAGATACGGATCAGACAACGGACAAATAACATAATCCTTGTCCCCCTTTTGGGCGCTATCCGTAAACGCATCCAACATCGCACTTTTAGAGGAATATCTTTCTTCTCCCAAATCAAGACCATCCAAGTAAACATCTTGCGCTCGTCCAAAAAAAGTGTTTTTGTCTGTGGCGATAAAAAGTTCAACATTCCCCTCTGTAACATCTGTCATCACACATCTTCCCTCCAAAAGCTTATAAGGCCCGAAATAAACTGTCGCTGGAAATTCTTCTTCCAAATTCCCGGTATACATTCTATCCAAGAAATCAAAAATATTCCGATTGGCATTTACAGGCAAAGTCAACGGATAAGTTGCATCTTCACCTCGTTCATCAAACATCGTGTTTTTCAATTTAATCACGATCTCCACTTCATCAGGCAACGCCACTTCCTTGTTATTTATTATTATTCGTAAACTCATTTCCCGGATATTTTTTGTTCATATTTCGCGGATCTTTCCATTTTCTCTTTAATCCCACCTTTCCCGTACCAAGGAACTTCTATTTTTTTATTCGCTAATGTTTCCATCATTTTTATATTTTCCCGGAGAAGCTGTTTCATTTCCGAGTCATAAACATACTCTACTCTATCACTACCACCACTAGAATTCCCGGAGGAAGTAAAACCACCCGATATAAAACCACCACGCATGAACCGGGATAAATCTAATGTCGAAATCGTTCCGTCCCGCTGCGCTTTATCAATCATCTGTAAAACAGGTAACACCGTGGGATTTCGTACCGCTTTAGCATTCGCGACAAATTCATTAGCATGTACAACCCCTGCTTCCGAATCATCATCACCCGATTGTTTTGTAAAACCTCCTTTTTTATAAGCCGGTTGTGCCGCGATTGTAGCCACCTGTATAGCTCCAAGTGCCGCCGCCACGGCAATAAATGGTATTGCAGCCGGGAAACCTAAAGTCGATGCAGTTTTACTAATAGATAACGCCGTGTTAATAATGGCTGCCGTGATCGCCATCGCCTTTTCCCGGTTCGCTTGTTTCTTGGCTATTTCTTCTTTTTTCTCGTCCAAATCAGAATCCAACTTCGCTACACGGGCATTGTATTGTTCTTGACTTATTTCCCCGGAATCAAGCTGTTTAGCTAATGCGGTCTTTTGTTTTTTCGTACTTTTCTCGTACTCTTTCAAACGCCTATTTTCCGATGCTGTCATGAAATCATTTGCCACTCCCCACATGTTCATCATAGCACCAGTGGCATCCTGCATATCTTGTATACCGATCTTCCCCTGCTCCAAATTTTCAAATAGAGATTGCCAACTCTCCGGTGACATTCCAAGAATATCCACCCCACTCTGAGGCTTTGCTAAAGATTCTGCATCAGTATTTTCCTTGGATATATTAGCTAAAGCTTCCCTAAGTTTCGTGATTTGCTTTTCAAGTTCCTCTTTCTCTTCCGGGCTAAAAATCTTATCTGCAAGTTTTAAATCAGGAATAGATTTTCCATCTGTCAAGGTTTGTAAAAGCCCTAACAATTCTGCCGTCTGACGGGAAACTAAATCCCTTGATTCTTTAGCGTGTTGTTCCTGTAACGCCTTTTTAGCTTCCGATAAGGTGTTTATCCCGGCAAGTTCTTGTGAAGACAAAGTTTGAGCCAATGCACCCTTTATCTCCCCGAATGATCTCAACGAGGCGTATTCATTGTCTTGCTTGATTTTTAACTCGGATAATTCTTTTTGATAAGCTATGTTTTTCTTGTTTATGTAGGTAACAATCGCGCTTTTATCAAGTTCATTCAGTTTCTTCTGGTGAGCCTTTTCGATAGCTTCAAGAACTTGCAAATTTTCCCCGGTCAATTCCTCTTTCTTTTTACCGAACAATCCCGTGTTAATTAATCTTTCCTCGTAAGAAAGATTTTCTTGTTCTACCTCGGTCATGGCAGCTTTCAATGCATCTTCCCGGGCTTTTTGTTGGGTAATGGTTAATTCCATACTGGCCTGCGCATTTCCTGCCGTGATCTTTGCCAACGAATCTTGCGCTTGCAGCATACGTTCCTGTAATAACTTGACTTCTTCCGGGCTTATTATTTTATCTGCAAGTTTCAATCCCTTGATATCCTTTCCGGATTGTATACCCGAAACAATCTTAGCCGTTTCTTCGGCTTGCTTCCGGGTTAATTCCCGTTCCTCCCTCCCATTTTTCTCGTTAAGGGCTTTGCGGGCCTGCTCCATAGTTTTTATATTATCAAGTTGCTCAGCAGACATGGTTTTACTCAAAATAACCTTGGCATCTTCTACTGTTTTCACCGTGGCTAGTTCATTGTTCTGACTTATCTGCAAATCAGTTAACGCACGCTGGTAACCGACTTTCTTTTCATCCAAATATTTCGTTATCGCTCCTTTGTCTAATTTGGCCAAATTATCCTGATGCGTTTTATTTATTGCTTCCAAAGATTCAAGAGCCTGTTCCGTTAATTCTTCTTTCTTTCGGTTATTTAACCCATTTTTTTCCAATTCTTCCTCGTAGCGTTTATTTTCCTGCTCGATAGTTGATGACTTAGTAAGCACCGCCTTTTGATTTTTTATTTGTTCATCAGTAAAAGTCTCGGAAGATTCCTTAGATTGTTTTTCCGATTTCCTCCCAGATAATGCATCCTTCATTTTCTCAATATGTTTTGAAAGAGAGAGGGTCTCCTGCTCTACCTCCTGACGTTCTTTAGAAAGCTCCAATAATTCACCATATTTTCTAATCATCAGACCTAAATTTTGCTGGTCTTTAGTACGCCCATCATTGGGGGTATTGTACGCTATATTACTAGAAAAACCATATTTAAATGGATTATTATATCGAGCTTGGTTAGATGAAAAATCAATCTCATCGGCCGAGTAATTATCTAATATTTTTTCATACTTTTCAGCATAAGTCAAATTAGTATCTAAAGCGACTTCCGGATTTACCTTCATCATAGCGTCACTAACAGTTATTTTAGCCTCTGCCTCCTGTTGCATTTTATCTGCTAGTTTTATTTGTTTTGATCGTTCTTCTTTACTCAGATTTTCAAGAACAATAGTTTTCGCAATTTCATCATTATAAAGAGCTAAATTTTTTTTCAACGTTTGCACGCTAATATTCTCAGCATTAAGCCCTTCAATAATCCGGGGGTTAATATTTTCAAGTTGTTTCAATATTTCTACTCGTTCCGTCTCAGAAGAATTCGCATCAGTCAACTTCATTGTCAAAGAATTAACGAGCCGTGATTGTTTTTCTAATCGTTCTTCTACACTTTCATCAAAAGCCTGCACAAAAGTCTCTTTCCAACCTCGAATAGTTGCTTTCAACCCTTCCCACATTCGAAACAATTTGTTTCCTCCTGCAGCGTAAGCCGTTTGCGCATCTTTTGATTTATTATACATCAATTCCAAAGTTGCCAATGCTTTTGCCTGATCCAAACTGCAATTCTTTTCTTTTTGTTTGAACTTAATCAAGTCTTTATATTCATCTGAATCCTGACGTATAATAATTCCAAGACCTTTTAACCGTTCCATTTCTCCAGTCATCGCTCCATTCAATACTTCCGTGATCTGGCTAGCATCATACTTACCCTTGCTCCACTCTGCGAGAGGTCCCGCCAATTCTTGCATCTTTACTGATAACTCCGCAGCTTCCTTCGTGGTAAAGCCTAACGGTTTTAACAAGTCGGCAGATGAAGCGGCGTTCGCAACAAACTCCCGATCTGTCACCCCCATCGTTTTACTCAATCTTGCTGCCTGTTTTTCAACATATCCCAACTCATCTCCAAATATTGTCGTGTTCCGGATATTGTCTGATTTCATCTGCATGGAAAGTTGAAACAAATCCTTGCTTAAAGAGATTAGTCCTCCAGTAATTGCCGTGAAACCAAAAGCCGGAAGCAATCCCTTAGCGTAATTCATGATAGATCCTACCCCCTTTTTTACTGCACCGGAACCACTATTCATTTTATTCAACTGTACAGAAGTTTCTGAATAGGCCTTATTCAATTTATTCCAACGATCGGGAAAAGCCTCTTTATTTACCGCCTCCATTGCCTTTTTCAATTCTGCTTGACGTTTTCGGAGCTGTGATGAAGACATCTCGGTAACTTTCAATTTCTTGTTTACCTCCTCTAGCTTAGATTTTTGTAAAGTAATTTGAGCATTATTTGCCTTGATTTGCGCCGTCAATTCTTTAACTTCCTTCGAGTTATTACCAAATTGTACGACAGCCTCTTTCTTCTTACGTTCCAACTGCTCTGTTTCACGTTTTAGTTTCAAAATTCCATTAGAAAGCTTCTCGATCTCCTGTAATGTCTTACTGGAAGAAACCGTACGGAATTCTGCCTCGATAATCTCTTTCTCGAAACTCATAACTCGATAGGTTTAAATACTTGTTTTAGTTTTGCTCGTTGTTGCCGGAATGCCTTGCGGATAATACCCCGGATCATGGGGATCGTGTAGCGATAGATTTCCCCGTAAAGAGGGCGATTATAAATCGGATAGTATTTATCCTTCTTTCGACCATAGACTGTCCGCTGCCGGTCGAGCGCACGTATATGCTTCGGGTAAGAGAATAACAAACTTTGCACGTCACCGGAATCAGTCACAGAAAATGGCGATCGTGATAAAGAATCCTGTAAAATTCCTGTTTTTCGAAAGTATTTCCCTGCCGCTTCACGCTGTCGTGCCAGAAGCGTTTCCCCGGACTCTGTCAGCAAAGATTTTATCTCGCCAAAAAGTACTCCCCCGTTATCGTTATTGTTAGTATCTATCATGCTACTAAATAACAACGATAACGGGGGAGTATAAAGGACAAATTAACTATTCCTCGTTCGATCGCCCGCTAAAAAATCTTGCAAATGAACCGATCGCCAGAAGTCCAAAAAATCCGGCTAACACGATTAATATTCCTATGGCGATGAATATTCCCATTTTACTTGCGTTTTATCATCCACTTCAAAGATAGTGAAAATTTATGAGGTTCAGGCATATAGCCGAAATTATTTTCCTCTAACAAGGAAACAATATCAACGGGAGAAATATCCACCGGGAAAATATCTTGAATAGCCTTGATAATCTCTCCGGTAGTGAAAAAATCCGTGGCTGAATCCACGTTAGCCGGTTCGTAGAATTCAAGGAACTTGTTAAAGCCCTCGATCGCCCTATTATCAATTGCTTGTTCCTTCATCATGTGCCTCCTCTCTAATAATATTGCACAAAATACCTCCTAAACAATCGAAACAATGCTCCACTTCGTCCAGGTATCCGGATACACATATTTCTTCACGGGAACAATCTTTCAACCGTGTTTCATCATTTAAATTGGGATACAATTTAGATAGTTGAGAAGATAAATCTTCAAGTTCTCGAATAACATATCCTACCACTCGCCTACGATCCGCCACCGTAGATGTGGTATTGACTTTTTGGGTTGTCATGATTAAAAAATTTTTTTATTAATAAAATGAAGGCGGTCGCTGACAACCCAATCAACGAAAGTTGAAAAGTCTCGGGACTCACACCCGTACGCCGCCTTTTTATTCTTAGATAAAATCTTTGCATAAATACTCTCATTAATTAGGTTGTCACTGCAAAGATGATTATTTTCCGGGAAAATAAAAAACGATCAAGCAATTTTATTTATTCAAAATATTCTATCGTTCTAATTGATATAAGAGTAGGTACACCATTATCATAGGTTATCTGCTTAATAATATTACCTTTTTTGTCGTATTCATTTTGATATTCATATTTAATAGAACAATAAGATTCAATTTCCTTATACATGATTAAATTTGAATGTTTATCATACGCATACTCTTTAATCAAAACACTATCAGGCGAATATTCAAGATACTTTCGAAGTATCCCATTTTTTTAAAATATTCCCCCATAGGATTCCAATTCTCCATCTAAATTATATGTTTTGCTATATCTTTTATCCCCTTTTCCCGTATATTTCGTCTTTCTTAAAAACTTTCCTTCTCTGAAGAGATCTTGTTCCAATAGGACATCTCCATCATAACTATATTTTAATTCTATATCCATAGATCCATACTTTTCTCTTTCACAAAGTATTAAACCATTGGCATTATACTGGGCAAAATGTTCAAATTCTACCGAATCACCAGCATAAATGATAATTTTCACAACATTACCACATTCATCACGATCAATTTTTCGTGTTTTCCCAGAAGGTAATTCCAACATTCCATCTTCTCCGAAATTTAAAATTTCCTCTTCCTTTTTGTCTTCTGGCACGATCTCTCCAAACTTTTCCTTAGCCTCATAATCAACTCTTTTCATTGATTTTACTTTACCTTGCAAGTTATAATACTTCCAATCAGAATATTCAACTTTCGCCTTCTTTGTACAACCGACAAAAGCGAAAAGTAAAACAAAAACACATACAATTCTCATAATTAGGTATTTAAATTAGTACTTAAAAACGCCGTTTATATTGACAAAACACACGCAATGTAGTAAAAAGAATGATTATTAATCAAAAAAAAATACCCTCGGAATGATCCGAAGGTATCTATATTCAATATCTATGTATTAACTTGATCAACTATGAGAATGTTCACAAAACAAATTCTTCATTATCAACGTGGTTTCGAAATTATTCTTAAAATTTTTCTTAGCATTTTGAATATCTGTCCCCGTCAATGGACATCTAGTCGACACGATAAAAGCATATCGAGGAGTATTCTTTCCTAACTGCCGAATTGATGCTTCCAATTGCGCTAAAGCATGTTTAAGATCGCGACCTTTCAATTCAACAAAATGCTCCACGTTATTGCTATCTATCAATAAATAATCACATTTGTCCCCCTCTATAATAGCACAACCATCAACTTTAACACATTTAACCTTTTTCCTCTCTGGATTAAGAAAATGGAAACTACTCCTACGCTCTTTTAATGCAATAATTTTATCGCTTTTAGTTGAACTACATTTATCAGGAATAATCATATCATAAATCTAATAATTCACCAAATTGAACTGAAATATCATTAGAAACTTCATCTAATATTGTTGGAGAAATTAATCTCATTTCATCGTCCATAATCTTTTCACAATGTCCATCCTTCAATGAATAAGCATTAACATCATCATATTTCAATACTATATCCTCGTCAATAATTGCAAATAATTTATTGCGTTTATCTGGATTTTCATGTAAAACATTACCTGCTTCAATTAAATTATTGAATGCAGCCAAAATATATGGACTATGAGTTGTTATTATAAATTGATATGGGGTAGATGAAGCATTTGCAATTATAGCCAACGCCTCTACCACACTCTTTTGAGATTGTGGGAACAAATGAGCTTCTGGTTCTTCTATATACGTAACCGTTTCAGTTGCATGCAACCTTCGATCTAAGGCTAATCTCAAAAATAAAGCTAAAGGCAATGCCTCTTGTTGACCAGAAGACGCAAAATTAACATGCACATTTCTTTTTCCTTTATCATGTACAAGATACTCTTCCCCATCCTTCATAACATGTTTTCCATGTAATACATCACCAAGCAACTTATCAAGTTTCTTATTATACTTATCTTTCTTCCATGTATTATTGCCTAAAGAAGTCATCTTTTTTATAGTTTCATACAAAGAACCAAAATCTAACAAAAAAGGATCGAATCCTTGATCTGTTTTCAAAAATGTGAAAATATTACTCTGTATATTTGAAAAAAATGACCTGCCTGCTGGAATAAATAGTTGACTAGCCCCTATCAAATTACCATATCTTTCTTTTAGTTCAAGAAGTAAAGCTGTATTAAGATCCCAACGCATCCAATGTGATGCTTTTTGAAGAATATTTTGCACAAGCTCCTCATACAATTTAAAAACAGTTATATATTCTTCTGAAAATGTTATTGATAAATGTTCCGATCCCTTACTTCTCCTAATTTCTAAAATAAAAGCATCTAAAGTATATTTTATATAAAAACCTTCTTTTCCCCAAGTACTTACAGGGAAATAAGTACAAAATTTTTCTGTCAAAACAGATTCATACGATATCTTTGGATAGCTAGAACTTATTGTATCAAAAACAGATTTAAAGAAATAAAATAGCTTTGCCGTAATACTTTTCCCTGATGCTTGCGGACCAATCCAAATATTTATTGCTTTCAATTCTACTTTCCAATGCTTGATACCTGCAAAATTTGTTATCTCAATCTTCTCTCTCATATCAAATATCCTTTATTGATACAAATGTAGAGAATATTTTCAATACATTATGCAATGTATCATCTATAAAGTTCAAATCACTTTCACATCAAATTTCATTGTCCACCCAACAGACTGAAAAATAGATCGAGCTATAGCCGGAGTTAAAGCGTTAGGGAAAGATATTCGCTTTATAAAAGAATCAGAGTCTTTTCGCATCACGTCTACAATTCTTTGTAAAAGAACATACATTTCATCAGCAATAATCAACCTCTCGATATTATCATAGTCACGTTCATTTACTCTTTTAGCGATAGTCAATGCAAGCGTGAACACGTTTTGCCGGACCTTAACAGGAAGTAATTCTTCCGTTCGGATATCACCGTAATCGACAAACAAAAAGATTCCACCTATTGAATCAATTTTTTTTATCACGGTTTCCTCTGTCACGTCAAAAATAAAATCCGTGATTTCCGGAAATAAAGAGTGTTGCCCCTCTACTGCATTCTGAATATCTCGCAATAACTCTTCGTAAGCCGGGTAATTAGATTTTCTCTTGTTAAACATACGCATCACGGCTTCCCGGTCTGGAAACTTAGAAAAATACCTTAAAACATCATACAACAAGTTCATAATATATCTCTGATTGTTATTACATCTAGTTTTGTTTTTTCTGCAATCTCAATAACGCTTTTCCCCATCGCATCCAATTCTTGCACGTACTCGATCAGATTATCCAACATCATTTCCAAAAAATCAATTAACCCACCATTCCCGACCACTTCAACACCCCCGAATTTTTTCCCCATTGCAATTAGGGAGCCGGCAAGCCCAGAATTGTACAGTTTCATTTTCCCCTTTTTCTCGCTTCGTCCAAACAGTATTTTATATTTCGTCTTATTATACAAGAATGCTAATACACACTGCAAATTAAAGAAGATCGCAGCCTTAAAATTCTCTGGAAGCTCCGCAAACCGAGATGCTCGTTCAAGAGCCAGAATGGGATCATACCTACACTCGCAATATAGTATCGAAACCAAGGTATCAAGCAACTTTATATCATTCGTCTGTATAAAGCGATCCGAAAGAGTAACTGCATCACAAAAACGGGCTGCCGTAAAATCGGTAACCAATATACCGCTCTGATTTTCTATTTTATATCCTTGAATACCATCTATACATGGAATCAGATTCTTACAGAAAACACTATCCACCTCGTAATACCTTGTAAAACGAGTTGCCAAACGTTCTTCCGGACAACCGACATCATCCGGTTCCCGACGTGATAATTCATTTTTCAAACGTTCCGGGAAAGCGGCAAACCTCTTATCCTCGTAAACAATCCGGAAAATAAAATCAAGATGCTGTTGAAGCCTGTAAATATTCTCCGATAACAAATTCTCTTCCCCGACAGTCTTAATTTTAATTCTCGAAATTCCCGTAAGTTTCAACACCATTTTCACCCGTACATCTCCAACCGTCAGTTCTCCCCGGTTGAAACTTTCAAGAAGATTGAACAAATAAACAAATTCATCAGGAGCTAGTTCCTCCCAACGATTTTTTATTTCATGCAGATTATTACCTAAAAAGAATTCATACATAATTAATTAGCAAAATAAAATTTATCATTTTCCGAAAGAGGTTCATTATCCGTTATCGTGTTACTTCCGGTTCTCTTGATTTCTAAACGAGCCAACAAATCAATCCCGGTATCATGATATGACTCCGAAACGCATAACAAATCATCTTTCATCGAGGTGGAACCGGAAAATTCAGACTGAAGTGTCGAGCGTAACGGTCGAGGCAATTCAAGAAAATCAAATGTTTTAATCACACGTGCCAAGGTCAAATTTACCAAAGCCCGTTTCAATATTCTTCGTGTACGTTCATCAAAATCATTTATTCGCACCATCTGGTAACGAGGAAAAATTTCATCATCTGCCACATCACGAATTATGTTCCGGATCCGGAAGAAAAAGTACATACTATCCAACCCGCTCAATTCTCTCATTTCGGCTGCCGTGATTAGCAATTTTTCAAGGCTCTTTTTTTGTTCCGAATTTTCCCATTCTTCCATATCGCTATTTTCGAGTAGGGCGATCAATTCATCCAGGTACGAGTACCCGTAATCAATGTATTTTCCCCGAACTTGCTCATACTCGTATTTGAACATCTTTTTATCCTTTTCCTTGCCGGCTTCGGAAAAAACAATATTTTCGTTCATCATGAAATTAACAAGAGAGGATTTCAAACAACGTTGCATATCGCCCGGTTCTGTCGTTATCTTATTATACACGTCAGTACCAATAACCTCTATCACTTTCGACCGGGCTATGGTAAAACCTCGTTCAAGATTCTGCATGGGTGTCGATACATCCAGCTCCGGGGCAAATTCTTTTATTTCCGAAATGTCATTAAATAAATCCATAACTATTCATTTTGATTTTTTAGCCGATCTTGTGGTGATGTTTCTTCCTGCCGGGGCGGCATATACAACCGGAAGCCCAAGCGAATCCCCTGTTTGTATTTCTCCGGGAAATTCAACTTGATAGCAAAATTTATATCCTTACAAATCGTCTCTTCCGCTATCGCTTGATTACTAACATGTATAAGATAATTGTAGTAAGCATCTGCCCCGGACTTAGATATAACCCCTCCTTTTGAAATATTACTTATCGAAGAATCTATACCCAAAGCTGCCACGAGGATTTCATCCGCCCGCTTATCGTAATTCGTCAAACTCTCTATAAATTCTTTATATTTTACCGGGATTTCCTCGAAGCGCCAACGTGCCTCGTCTCGATCACTCTTAAATGAATACGACACGTACGCTTTCCCTTGGTTTTTCCCCGCACCGGAAAGATAGTTACTTAATCGTCGTAATTCATTTTTCACATAAATATCAATAAATCTCATTGAAAATTCACAGCCCACATCAATCCCCTCGCACTTTAACAGCTCTCTTCCGGCCGCTTCCCGTTCCCGGTTCTCATTACATGTTTCTGAAATTTTTTGTTTTACCATCTCGATCCACTCGGAAGGAATAATAACGTGTATTTTCGCGGATAGAGAGTTTTCAAGATAAGAATTAATGTAATCTGGGGTAAGGTTACTTCCAACAATCCACGACTTTATTCCTTTAAAGAACGTGTTATACCCATAAATCTCTTCTCCAAAGCTCCGGTTCTTGTTGTACGACACTGCCACATAGCTCTGCAATGGCGCGGAACGGTCAAAACGTTTATACACTTTTACCCTACGCAAAGCAATATCCCTCCAATTGCCCACGACAACATGAGTAAAATCCCGATCCACAAGATCATCTCCCAAAGGAAATATATTTTTCTTGGTAGCCAAGCGGGCACGTGTAGTTTCTATAAACTCTAGTCCGGATACGGGCATACGAGGCGTATCTAACAAACTACTAACACTAAAACGCCACTTGGTATAATAACACTCCATGTAGTAATACGAACGGATCACGTTAACAAGATACGTTTTGTAATCATCCAATCCTCTCAATTCCCAACTTTCAAGCCAATCAGTGATCTCATCATCTGCCACATATTTTTTAGTTACTTTCCCCTCTTCGTCAATTTCGTTATAATATAACACCGGTCCCTGTCCGTACAAGAATTGTATTAATTTTTCCAACAACTTAGGAAGTAAACGATTTCCGGATATCATCTCCTTAACTGTATCAGGTTCCGCATTATTCTCCCCGTAAGCCAAAACTTTATATTCCTTAACGCTATATATCGTCGGCATGGAAAGCTTTATCGCGTTACCAATTTCTCTCCGAGAGATCGCACGCCCAGACAACCCGCCTTCAATTTCATAAGTAAATACATTCCCGGTATTCTCAACGAACCCGAAATCCCCATAACTATTAATCTTCATAACTATTGAAATGTTTTATTTTTAGCAAATTATCTTCATCTGGCGGGAAAGCCACGAACCGGAGCAACATCCGGAAGCACGTTCGGGGTTCTCCTGTTTCATCTGTAAACAAGAAATAGTTCTCGCTATCCTCTTTGAATTTATCTCCCGGTAATTGTGCCCGCAAGCGACAACCATGACGAATAGAAAGTTTCGCGGAAGCTTCTCCAGTCACTCTATTGTATTTGAAGAAAGCCAAAGTGAAGGTACGATCCGTGTTCGTTAACAACTTCATTCGTTCAAATGCCTCTTTATATGTTATTTCTGTTCCCATGTAACAAATATCACGAACCACTGGATTAGAAGAAAGGACTTTTGCTATGCATCTGTATTGATTTTTTTCTTTGATATTCCCACTTCATCCCATCTACACGAGTAAAAAACGACAATCGTATTCAATCCTCTGACCTTCAAGCTTTGTCATATTTCCCGAAATTTTGCACAAAAAGAATGCAATCCGAAAACTTAGCGCGGCGTCGGCGATCAGAAAGCGAACACACAAAAAAAAGCGAGTTTCCGCAAATAACTAGCTTTATAATCAAACGGATCACCATAAAAACTCTATCTAAAAGCTTTTTTATTAACATCTTAGATAGAAATATTTCATAAAAAAGCCCCAAACAGGGGCTAAAACACGGCAGAAAAATATAAAGCTAATCACTACCCGGCAGATAAGAAATATTATTCACACCATCCGGCAACCATTTTTCATACAATCCAAAAAGCAAATAAAGCAACGCAGAGGGGATTTGTGTTGTTAGTCCGGCTTGATTTTGTAAAGGAACCTTTGTTTCGCTCGTTTTATCTAGCTCAATATAACCATTTCGTTGAGTTACCGGGGAAAGATATATTGCAGATTTTAAATTCGGGCACTCGTTTTCATCTATTCGTACTCGTGGAGTATTATTTTCTTCCTCCCCAAATAAACGTTCACAAAGCGCATAATGCTCGTAGTGAAATATCGTGCGTTGATTTTTGTTCATCAGGATCACTTGCCACCCATAACGTTCTAATTCTTTTCTCAATCGCTCTGCATCCATTTTCAATTGTTTCTTAGTGTTCAATGTTTGATTTCCGGCTCGATCGTAATACAACATAATCGTCCTACTTTTTCTCGCTTCTCCCCAAAAAACATTGAATTGTTCCGCTAAATCCGCATGACTTTTCGGGTAATAGATAAAATGCTCTTTCAGCACTTTCAACTCTTTACGACCGAACAATGAACTTTCTTGTGCTACCACGATTGATGAAAATTGTCCCGGATCATAGCCAAGCAACAAGGGTGCATTCGCATTATAATGTTTTAAGTATTTAGATGTTATTTTTATCGTGTTTCCCAGATCGAGAGAGAGGATAATATTATACCTGTATGAATCATCAAAACAATGTTTTTTCTCATCAAAACGGCAAAAAAACATCTTCTCGACACGTTTGGGACGAATACAAAGTATCGAACTCTTAAACTCGTCAAAAGAAAGCGTTTCAAGCATTGTTTGAAAAAAATCGAACCCAAGTATATCTTTGTTCACGAAACTACTTGCACGAATGAAAAAGGTCGCATTTCTACGCATGGAATACAGAATCTTTATCCAACGATCGTATGTACGCTGGTTCTTTTCTATCTCTTTCCCGTTATGAATGTTATACAAGGCCTTATTCACGTGTAATGCGACAGTTATAATCTCTCCGATCAATTCCTTATTAACCAATTTCTCGTACTCCGTGAACCAATCATCTTCCCCTAAATCAAGACGTGCTGTATCGGAAATACCCGTTATTCCACGATAGTAAGGAGATTGCCACGCCTGTCGATTATTAGTACGTAAAGCCGGAAGAACACGACTACGTAATTTATCTCCCCTATTATGCTTCATTTCCTCAATAAAAGCATGAACCCCATTTGCCCCCGCAATGCTATCCGGCAAATCCGTGGCGACAAGCTGATTAACATGTCCATTCACGTAAACAATAGAATGTTTTGGGTTGGTAATAGGATAACGAGGTTTCAGGAAATGTTTAGGCAATTTCTTCTCTCCGACAACATAGTCTTTGCCTTCTTCCATGTATAAACGTCCAGAACCGTCATTCATCGGGGTATTAAACGAAGCTCTAATATTTGGAATTACGATTGTTAAAAGTGCCACGTAAGTAGAGTGACACAAGAAAGATATTTCACCCGGCATGGAATAAGCAACATTGATTATTCTAGGTCTAAGAATACCTTCGGTCTTACCTCCTGCCCGTGCGACCTCGGCAAATAACTTGTTACTATCAACAAGTAACGCGAGAGTCTGCATCGTGTTAAAATACACCTCCGTTATTTCTTTTTCACGGGCTGTATTCACTTCTAGTTCATCAAGATTTATATAACTCATTCTTCTACTTCTTGAAAATCGACATCCTCTATTCCGGCATCCTTTTTTAGCCGTTTCTTATCCTCGCTTGAAACTTCCAGTTTTTCTATAAACAACTCGTATTGCCCCTCTTTAAACTTGGTCGCGATCTGATGAAGATTTTTTGATTCATAACCAAAATCTTCCGGTTTTAAACTACTGGAAACTATCAGAACCGGAGCCTTAAAGTCTGACGGTTTAAAGCCCGTGTTTACACGAGAACGAGTTTCATGTGCCAATGTTTTAGCTCGCAAAGCCGTATCATACTTTTTTGCCAGTAAACAGTGCTCCGCAAAATCATCATACCAATCGGCATACTTGGCGTTCCATGCTTCCTCGGTTACATTACAATCCACGTGAAAAAAATTCAACGCATCATAAAATCGGGTTTTAGCGGTCGCAATACTTAACTCCGGATGGCGTAACACTATTTTCCTCGCAGCATTAGTGACCGAGAATGTAAAGCGAGATATTTCCAAAGCTGTTGTTAGTTCCCGAATGTACTGTTGTATCTCGGGAGAGATAACGGAAGATTTATCCGAACGTCGAAAATCTTCAATAATCTCTGGTGGTATTTTCTCCAATGTGGCAAGATAACTACTCATATTCCAAAACGTTCTATTCTATCGGACTCCAAGTCACGATTAAATTGTCTAATTTTCAATTCCTGTATAGCGTATAAATCACCGTTCTCCGCTTGCTTCATCAATGCCGCATCTTGGTTATACTCTCCAATTGCAACACCTTGGTGGTAAACTTTATATATCATGGAATTAACATCATAAAAATCTCGAAAAAAATCATCTTGATCCACGGATGCAAGATTAACAAGCACCGCAACACGCCGGGCAGGATAACCAAGAGCCCCGCAAGTCTTTATCTTTTGTAATATGTCATTTGTCAATTCCATATTACAAGTTTATCCCTCTTTACACGCTTTAGAAAGGACAATTCAATTCTACGGGAGCATCAACTTCATTATAATTCTGCATGAACCTCCTATCAATTCGGAACCCGATCAATTCCTTGAACACTTCCTGAATCTCTTCTATCTTAACAAGTAATTCATGTTTCTTGTCCGGATAATCCTTTATAAACTCAGCGATATCCGAGGGAGTTATCTCCCTATTATAAGTATTGCTTAGTTCTTCCGCCAGATCATCTATATGTCTTCCATCCGATCGGAGATAATTACGTCTTATCTCCTTAGTTATCCAATTCCGATCCCCAAACCGGCAAAACCCTTCCTCCTGGATATAAGTTATTTCTTTGTATATTATTCCTTGTATCGAATAATCATTATCATATACTTCTATGGCATTACAATACTCCCGGATAAGCCCACGAACATTTATCCCGTTCTGCTCCGCTCTCTCTATCATTCTTTGTTGTCGTGTAAACCATGCTTTTATCCCGTTCTCCACATTTTGCAGAACAGTCCGATTATTCTGTGTCAAGCTTTGCAAATACTCGAAGCTACGCTGTTTCATTTCATTTAAAACATCTTGGTTTGGAACGGGTTCAATCTAAACGGTTGATAGAATAGTTTCTTTTGCATAAAACTTGAAAACCATTCTGTTATAGTCCTAGAATGTTTCACGTGATGTTCTTTTTCTACCCGAATTTTCGTGTAATAAGCATACTGGAGAATATTCACGTTACCTTGGTTAAACTTCACTCCAGTACAACACCATTTCGATATATTTCTTTCTGCAAATTCATTCAGTGTTTCGGTTTTTAGTAATTTTTTCATAGTTTTGTTTTGCTTTAAAGTTGAACATTCATTTGTTTAGCTTGCTTTGGAAAAAGGAACCCGGGCCAATGGTCCGGGTTCCTGATTTTTATAGTATTTCGATTCAATTGTTTCATTATCTTGTGTTTTCATCCATAAAAATAATAAATAAGTAACTAATATACAAATATTTGACCTATTTTTTAGGTTCCCAAGCCTTAGAATACTTATGATTTTTAATATTTAGATTTGTGAACACGTTCTCTTGAAGAAGCAAATCTATTTCGGGTATGGTCGCCCCAATTTCTTGCGCGATTCGTTCTTTCGAGTACCCGAAATGATCAAACAATTTCGCCACAAGATCATGCATCCTTATCGCCACGTGTGAACCTTTTGCCCGGTTAATTCTAACCGTTAAAAGCATCCTTTCCGGCTCGTTTAGAGCCATGCGTACCACGGGAACCATGTAATTGAACCTCTCGATCACATCTTTGTGTTTCCGGGCTAAATGTGAACGGTGGAAACCGTCAATTATCACGTTCTCATTCGTGATTAGAATAGGCTGAATCCAGCCCGTTTTCAGCAGGGAAAAAGCCAACAAGTTCAATTCTTGATTAAGAACCACATTCGGGTTATAATCGTTCGCGTTCAACGTTCGCACATCCACCCATTCCACGTTAGAAATAGGTTGTTCATTAATTTTTGCTTTCATCATAGCCTTTATATTTGTTTTTATTAACCGGGAACATCTTCAATTTATGAAACCACTCGTTCCCGATTGTAGTGGGATCAATTCTTTCGTACTCGGGGTATTTAAAACGTCCTTTTGGTGTCGCATAGTATTCCCGGTTTGATTTATAAGCCGGGCATACATAACCAGCTTTCACATCAATTAAATGCTTTATCCAGTACCCCGGAAATCTGAATCTCATGTGTAATTTCATGTGACACTCTATACAGAGCGCATAAAACGTGAACGGGTTGCTATAATCTTCACAATGGGAATGCATAACGCTTCCCCGGCTACCGCAAATGTCACATTCCTGATCCACCCAGTTTATTATACCTCTTTTCTGCAATTCGTTCATTATTTGTTGAACGATCATCCGTTCCGATCCTGTAAATCCGTTATAATCTTTCATAGAAAATTCAATTCTAATTGTATGGGTTGTTTGGGATTACTAGCATCCTTTATTATCAATTCTTTTTTACCCCGTGCTACTTCTTGCCGTTTTTCGTCCCACACTTGCCACGTAAAACTCTCGGATTTTTCAATTTCATACACTTGTGGTATTCCTGTTATAAATGGAACAATCCTCCACGCTCGCCTGATGTCCTCCGGATTCAAAGAATTCCCCCAAACGACCTCTCCTTTACACCCGTGTAAAATCATGTTCATTATTGTCATTTTACAACATACAAGGTCAATATCCTGTCCCACGAGAAAATTACCCGGGTTATAGGCCTGAAATGCTATCAATGTTCTCCCGGAACCACAAGCAGGATCTCCGACTAATACTCCTTTCCCTTTTAGTTTCCCTGATACACCTTGTATTTGTACCATCAAATTCACCACGGAAGCTGGTGTAAAGAATTGCCCGAACCCAGACCTTTTATAGGAACTGGCAAGGACCTCGTAATATGCTCCAAAAACATCATACCAATCGTCCTCTCCTTTAAGTTGTTTATCCATCACAAGTATTGCCTCTTTAATTAAATCCCCGAAATGGAATCTCTCTTCTTGCGTGTACCGTTTCTGTATTAATTCATTCAATTCTGTACAATCATCGAAGGTAAATTGCTTGATAAACAAATCCAGAAAATCAATAAATACTTGCGATGCATCGTGCATATACACGAGCCGCTCAAAAATCCGGTTAAACTCCCCGAGCTCTTCCGGCACTTCATTCGCTTTTGCCATAATTTGTGCTTTAAATTATTCATTCATTTTTGCTTTGGTTCATTAAAATTAATAATTAAAATACACATTATCAAATAGTTGACCATTTATTTTTTCAACTCATACAATCGTTCTCTCTCGGTTATATCTTCTCCTTTTACAGGCAAAATATTCCGTTTATACGCTCCATTGACAATCGACTTGAACACGTACAAAATAGGATATCCCCCGTATTTACCTTTACCATTCCTAATGTTATTTAAACGCCTTTTTCTTGTTTGAGCGACACGAAACATGGCGATCTCTTGCATCGACGGGTCAACACAATCATTTATATAATCAATAATACCTTTAAAAGAATGTTCGTACTTTTCAATAATAGCATACCTGTCAATATCTCGAAAATACCGGGCTTGAAGTTCTATATCAGGAAATATATCAACGAGTTGATCGTAAAATACCGGATAGATTGTTTTTAACTTGTACAATTTCTTAGCGGCTTCGGCATGAAGTGGTGTTGACACTCGCATCGCCTCACCATTAAACATCTGTTTATCGTAAATCTCACAATACTGTATTTTATTTTCATACAAATATTTAAATATATCTCGTTCTGAAAAATCATAAATGACACGACCAAGAAATATATCCGGTTCATTAGACGATGCTATATATGATTTATTCTTTTTGGCAATGATTCCCTTGTAACGCATTAGACTTTCATCTGCACGGATACCTGTTATAATGCACTTACGCCCTTTCATGTATCCTGTTGTGATTGGTCCGGAGTTATATTGGTCATAAACATGCTTCCAATCCGTTATGGCAAAACCAGGGATAGGGCGAATATGTTTCCGGTTAGGATCCCATTGGATATATTCGACCTTATTTCCAAGCACATATTTTTCACTTCGTAACGGTATACAGAAATAACGGAAATCATACTTCCCAGAATGGTAAATATCCTGTACAAACTTTATCACGTCATCCGGTATCAGTTCTTCATCCCGAAATATAACTTTCAATTTTTCTGTCAGTCCAAGTTCTCCGTAAACTTCTTGAACGATATTTAAAGCGACAAGACTATCTTTCCCTCCGGAAAAAGAAACCAACACGTGATCGAAAGTTTGTATAATTTCTCTTACACGCATTTTTGCGGCCTCGTATACGTTCATATCGAGTTCAACCCTTTGTTGCATCGCTCTCTCACTCATTGCCAATATATTTCATAATTCGTTCCGCGATAGTTTCACACTCCGGGTAAATGCCTTTTAACTCACCCAAGAAATCATACCAACGCTTTTGCTGATCTTCATTGTCAAAAATTATCTCGTATTTTACCTTATATCCACCATCTGGTGTTTCGGGATGTTCCGGGAGTTTACCTATATTATCCCAATCCAAATCCTCCGGATCATCATGTAATGGTGTAACGTTCAATTCAAGATTAAAAATCTGCAAATCATCATCCGAGATATTATACTTCTCGAAAAGGATTGTATCCGGATTTAGTGTTGCAAATTGCGAGTTATAAGCCGCAATCTCCTTTACTGCATCTTGTTTGTTCTCTGCATATATTTCCTCGTAAGGAATTTCCGGAATTTCGAATCCCTGTTTGCGTAATTCAAGTAAAGCACGCTTACGCTGATGAGCATCTATGATCCAAAGTTTTCCACATTCATCCCGCCACGCCTTAAAAGCATACTTAAATCCTCTGGTTAAAATTAGCTGCTGTAATTTTTTGTTTTTACTCTCATCATATAACTTCAAATCTTCCTGTAACTCGTTGAATGTTTCAACAGGAGCTGTCGGCATTTTGCTTAGATTGTAAACTGTTATTGTACTCATATAATATACTGGTGATTAATTCAAGTCTCTCTTCGTGTCTTTTAAGATTCTCTTTCCACTTTTCTTCCTGTGATTGCGATTTATTTTTTCGGTTCAAATAGCTGCTATACCTCGCCACGTTATTTTTGCAATTGCCATATTCTTCTAGGAACGCATCCGGTTTTTTCCGTAGAAGATTTATTAATTCCATTCGAGCCGTGTATTGCCGGATTAAAGGATGCTTGAATAGGAATACTCCTTTATTGTTATATTCTGCTAATTCCCGAAAAACAAGAATATTCCTAATTCTCAATTCCACAATTCGTTTTACCGCTTCAACAGTTGGCTTATTGTCAAGTTCTGCATCCAATTCTCGCATTTCCTTAAAACAGTTAATCCTGTCATTGTAAAGGATAATGGCTTTTTGAATATTTTCATTTTCGAGTTGTTTCCAATCAATTTGCGGGTATTCAATCTCTTTTCCGAAGCTTTTTTTTTAGCAGGAAGTGGCGTTTTATCAGTGGTTTCCTTGATAACAGCCTGGGAGAGTTCGGTTGTCTCCCGGAAACGTATTATTTCATCCCGGGATACGAGATCCAGCAATTCCCAAAGGATTTCTTTTTGTTGCTTCTCGCCGCTACCGGCAATGTATATTGCAGGAGAATCAGCCTTGTAGTGCTTTAACATCATCCTATCACGTTCAAGGTAGCACGTATCCAATAAACTATTAAAAGCTTGTTTTTTCTCTTTAAAGTTCATAGTTCTTATTTTTAGGCTAATTTCTAAACCTCCTAGAATAAAAGAAAAGACATAAAAAAAGTCCCCGGTTTCGGGGACTAAAAAGAGAAAAGTTAAGCAGTTTGTATACGATCTATTTCAACAAGTGTCGCGGAATCAACAACTCGTAAAACAAGTTTAGAACCCACATTACCAGTCCAAGCCTGTCCATTCACTAACACGAACACGGCGTTGTCTGCAATTTTGGTCGGGTGAGCCCCACCTGTACCATTAATTTCTATAATTCGTCCCCAATCCGCTTCCGCTAGCCCGGATACAGTAGCTAAGGTCGTTTCAGCCGTATTCACCCCGGTACTGTAACGGTCATTACCTTTAATTACCAAATCTGTGGAATCGGCTGTTAATGTAGCTGGGGCTTCCAACACGATCGCCCCACTATAATTTTTAGGCTGATCAAATGATTTACTCTCGAAAGTTATAGAAGCGTAAACGCCTTCCTTACCATTTTTTCGTTCAAATTTTTTGAATATCATCGCCTTTTTGGGATGCCCCATGATACGCTTCTCGCCTGTAAGAGCATACTCGTAAATAATCAAGAAACGGCAACCGGTTTTCTCTTGCAAGAATTTCCTTAATTGTACCGATTCCCCTCCCAAAAGAAACGTTATCGTGTTCGTCATCTCGACAGTGATATCTCCCTTTTCCCCGGTAGAGGTATCATCGAAAGAATCGGAAATAACTTCCGCATAATGCATATACTCCCCCATGTTCAAATTCAAAGCACTAACCGAAAAAGTGGCTTCATTATAAGTCCAAGGATTCAACAAGTTCAACTGTTTTACCTCGACAAGATACACCCGGTCAGAAACTTGATTCGGGGCTTTTTCTTTTTCTGATACTTCTTCAAAATTACCGATTGCCGCCATACCAATCACCGCAGAGCAAAGCACCCCACTCGTGTTATCTCCTGTTTCCATTGCAACACCGATCGCAACAACACATAATACGGCAAACACGCAAAAAAACAAACGTGCTAAAAGTTTCAAACGTGCATTCCTGCACTTTCTCATCGAGTATAGTAACTGTTTTGCATTCATAATTAGTTATTTATTACATTTTTTTAAAGAACACGGGGAAGTTCTCCCCGTATTTTGTTTTATCTCGCTCCTGGTACATTAGGTTGAAGAGCGGCATTAATCTTTCTAACGCCACCAACACAACGTTCCAACTCGTAGAACTTCTCACCACGTTTAGCAACCATAATATAATCTCCTACTTTCGTAGGGGTATAGGCTGCCGTTATCGTGTCAAACTTTCCTGCCTTGGCAATAGTCTGGGGCTTCGTTTCCGAACCACATTCCACAATGTAAGCAATACCCTCTTTTGCATTGAGAATATCCGTGAACGCTTTATCTGCTGTATTCTCCCCGGTAACGAACCAAAAATTCAACGCACCATTAATAGAGGCGGCATCAGCCGCAAGTGTAGAAGCCGGCTTATTGATAAATACCTGTTGTAACTCGAAATTATTGGACTTCAATTCATCCACTGAATCAAAATGCTTACCAACCCAAGCGGCAGATACACCCTCTTTCCAAACACTCCACGTTTTTACATTTTCCATTGCTTGTTCAAAATTTATATTGAACATCTCACCCGGTAGATTTTCTAAGCATTGGATATTTCCCGGGAGTTGAAGTAACATTAGTTTTGTCTGTCCCAAGTTCGGAACCCAACGGATCGGGATGCCCGTATCCGGGACTTTCATGTCATCCGGACCACCAAAATCGTAATCCTTACCATATTTGCGACGAACGGAATTCTTGAACCATTGCTTATGATTTTTATTCAAGTGCAATTCTAACGCCTCGATATCCTCTACATTAGGACGAACCTTTTCTACAAAAGCATTCACGGCATCAACCATGATTGTCCCGGTATCCTCGTAATCCGCACATTCTTCATCATCAATCGGCAACAAACAGTTTTCATGCACGTAACGCACAAGAGTGTAAACTACTCCCGTGGATGAATACATGTAATGCGCCGGGGTTCCTTTGATCGGGTGCATATAGATTCCTAACAAACGTCTTTTATATTGCTCGTTGTTCAATACTTTCGCAATTTCAAGCAACGCCCACTCGATCATGTTCCATTTCACCGGATCAGAACCATTCGTATTCAGATAGCCAATATATTGACGTTCTAACCATTTCATTGATTTGAAAATAGTTTTCATCATGGCATCATCAACGTACCCAATTTCCGGTTTTAATTCAAATTCTCCCTTGAACACTTCTCCTTCTTGATACGGTTGAGAGAACTCTCCAAAGAAAGCATTCGTTATTAACTCCCGGTCTTGAACTCCATAACGAAGAGGATAAATAGCATACGGATTCGGCAAATTAAGAATACGGGATATAAGGGCATCTGTCCGTCGTACCACGTACTGTTCCCCTAATCCTGCATTAGCTAAACCGGAATAATCAATATCACCCGCGGCAGCCACAGTAACAAGCAATCCCTGATCATGCAATTCTTGCATCCGGGTACGAACACGCTGCCCATAGCTACCAACCTGTGCCTGAAAAGCTGCATAATCAGCTTGAGTTGGCTCCGTTGCCTTTGCCAAGGCGGGATTAACAGTTACACGATTGCACCGTAACGTGGTAGCAAACATATCATCCGGGATTCCAAAAGCATGAGTTTCGGTGTGTCCACGACCATTCAATTTCACGACCACTTCAACCTTTTCAGAATTATCAGGAAGAATTGTGGTCGTCATTTTCTTTTTCAAGGCTTCATTCTCCTTTTTCAAATCTTTATTTTGTTCAACAACACGAGAAGCTTTACCTTTCAACGACTCATCTTCATTTCCTTCCTCCCCGTCATTTTCATCCACAGATGCAAGAATTGCCATCGCGGCTTGTTGCTGTTCCTCTTGCTCGTTATCGCGCTGTTGTTCCTCGGAGATAGCATCATACATATCCGAACCATGCATCTCCTTGTACTTGGCCGCAATTTTTTTCCAATCACTTTTGGTAAGCTCGTTTTTCTTCGCTTTCTCGGCAAGTTTCAGAGCCTCCAACGTGGCATTCAATTTTTGTTTAAACATATTCCTCATATTAAGTTATTAATCGCGTATTCTATTTTTTTGCTTCTATCCGTGTAATCCTTTGCTAAATTGTACGCCTCCGCCACGGCCTGATCCAAGGTTACGATACCATCAATCAGTTTCAAATCTTCACAAACATTAGCGTAATAATCCTGTCCAGCTAACACGTGTTCATCGGTAATTCCCCGAAAGTTTTTTACAGTATCAACAAAATTTTCAGCAAGCAGATTTAATTCCTCCTTAACAACCGGCTCTGGGTTTCCATTTTTCAATTCCCGAATTCGGGAATTTTTCTCGGAACTAGGATCCGCATATATCTCGTAATACTTCATCCCAAGTTTTTCAAAATACGGGATAATATCCAACCCGGACATCATCGAACCAATACAACCAATCGTATCAAAACGATTTGTCGCATATATTCTATCCGCAGCACATGAAATATGATAGGCCGCAGAACAATTATACTTGTAAGTTACAGCGATAACAGGCTTTTTTAGATTAGCAATAATGTTAGTCGCTTCATCAAGCATATAAGCTTCCCCACCTCCAGAATAAATATATAAAAGATGAGAACCGATTTTCGGGTTATTATCTGCCGCTACAAGATTTTGAATTAAAGCACTCGTGGAAAAAAAATAATCCCACGGATCCTGATCCGCAAATATCGTTCCTTCCACCCGGTGTAAAGCGACGGAACTATCTACTAATTCCTGATTAGAATAATTTACCGTGAGTGGAACACCTTTAGTCGAAAGTTTTTTACATAAATCACTCGTTTCATTTGTATACGAATAATCATCATCTAAATTCAAATCTTGAACCCGTGATAAAAACAATAATAACGAATCCAACCCCTGTTTGTTTATAAATAATTTAGAGTTGATAAAATTGGCTAGATATGCTTGTAAATTCTTCATGCAGATTGATTTTTGTACAATACTACATGATGATAGGATGTAAATAAAAGACTAAAATATAGGAGATAAGCTACTACAACTAACATTTATCTCGCACGTTTCTAATTTAGGAATAAGAATTATGGTTGCAGGTAGATTCACGTTACCTATATAATAATTTTTCTTATCATCAGTAATAACAATGATTACCTTGCTTTTATTTAAGCGTTTCACGTCCCGTTCAGATAATTCTCCCACCGCTTTTATCTCGTGGTTATATTGAATATTCCCGTTCTTTTCCTGTGTTTTGGTCGTTAAAGTAAATTCCTTATCCGTGTATATACTAACGAACTTTCTTCCCGGTATCAATTCCAAGCCTGTAACACGTCCTCGAAGATCATAAAAATACTTGTTCACATCTATAACTCGAATAACCTCTAAATAATTCATTAATTGTTTCATGGACAACTTTAATTTTAATATGACACAACTATTTCTTATTGCTCAAAAACATCAGGAGGACAAACTTCCCCTGAATCTGACATGATTTCTATCTCTTTTGTCATTATTTTTTCACCGGGAATACCTAATTGGTTCATTTCTCTCTGTATTCGTTTACGAAAAGTAGCGAAACAATCTTCCGGTAACGAGTACTTCTCGATAAAATGCCAAATAGCAGAATCAATTGTTTCCCCCCGCTTATATTTACGAATTGTTTCCCGGTAGTACTCCACAAACAATAAATTATTAAGCGCTGATCGGATCGAGTTCATTCCGGCTTTCGATATAGTGTTATAATAATTCACGTTTTTTCTAGTGAAATATGGCAATTCAAGCGTTATATAATCTCCTTCAACATTTTCACCGGGCATATAGTCTTTATGGACCAGGTACTCGTAAATTAGCACGTTAAGATGTGAATGCTTGGGAAAACGTACTGGATTACCAAATTTCGCCTCGCAATATTTGGCGAGATATTTCTTCATTTTTATATTAACGTACATATTACTACTCATTATCAGTCATTTTTATGAGATAAATATATGAAATACTTCCGGGATAGCAAAGTATTACTATTTAAAATATATAGTTTTATTATACATTGATATGTATTTTGCTTACTTCACTTACTTCGCTTACTTCGATTTTTACAATTTACTAAATACTAACACATTAGATATAAATATCTTTTACTACATGGAAGAAGATTTGTAGTAAATTATATGAAAGCGAAGTAAGTTGTAGTAAAGCGAAGTAAGTTGTAGTAAAGGTATTTCATGCCATTTTATCACGTAAAATATTGATTTTTAATGAAATATATCAAGCGAAGTAACCGAAGTAAGCGAAGTAAGCAAAATGTCACGTATGTAATAATATTCGCATAATTTCGCCACATTCGCATCGCTTAAGGTTATTTCTTTAGGGGGGTGGAAGGGGGGATTTTCCGGTGTTTCCCTTTATAAAAAAGGAATCCCCGGACGTTGCCCGGGGATAAATTGTTCACGCTGCTAAAGCAGCGATTAAAACGGGAGCTCCTGTTGCTTCTCTTCCGCCTCTGATGTTTGAATTTCTTCTTTCTCTCCCTCGGATTCTGTCTGGATGGATAAAGGTAACTTGGAGTAGTTAAATATTAGCGCGGACGTGCTTGTCCGTAGTTTGTTACCGTCCCTTGATTCTTGTAATCCCGTTTTAGGATCAATCTTTTTAAATGTTTCCTTCTTCGTTTCACAAATAAACGCTTTTGAATTCCGGAGGTAACTAAGAATCGTACTTTCCGGGAGTGGTTGAACCCCCTCTCGCAATACTTGTGTTCGATACAAGTTTATTGCTCTGGACGGATTCAAGTAAAACAGTGTCAGCGGCTCGACAAAATTAATTACCTCCTTTTCCCAATTACCACCCTCCATGTATGACTTAACGATTTTATTTTCAAACTTAAATTTATAATCACCACCATCATACAATACATTAGATGTCGCGAGATATTGAATAGTCTTCCAAAATCGCCCAAGATCATCATTACGTTCCCCTTCCCGGTTTTGGATTACCATTTTAGAAGCAGCCATTCCTATTAATTCTTGCCAATCCCACGGTAATTCCAAATGATCTTCCAATGTCGTGTAGGCAGCTAATACCATTAGCCAGTTATTAAAAATTCTATCTATAACCACGGAACCATGCAATTGACGCTCTAGTTCTTCCTGAGTCCGCTTTAATGCCACGGAGTAGTTCTCCACGAATATCGGCCGCAACTTTAATATGCGATGCGTTAAATGTGTTATTCCACGCATTTCGATCGCTTTCAGTTCTGAATAGCGATCTCTTTCTTCCTGTGTATGCGTATCGTCCGTGAAAGAGAGAAATATAAAACGAGAAAGCAAAGCCGGATCCGCATCCGCCATTTGTTGCCCCGTGACAATCACCCCCTGATCCACGGATGTCGTTTCTCGCTTTTTATCTTTATCCATGTTCATCCGGGTACGTCCAGTTCCTCCCCAGATACTCTTTAATATCTCTCTTTTTTCCACGTCCAAATCATTCCGGTACTCATCCAACACGCAAAGCGCATTTGCAGCAGCAGCAATATGTTCGCCCATGGCCGCCTTCGTGATCGAAAATAGGTTCGGAGATTCTGCCAGTTTTCCAAAAAATTGTATGAGAGATTCAGCACAACCAGACTTTCCAGATCCTTTAGGTCCGAACATATTTAATAAAGGAAATACTCGAAAACGATGTACAATTACATCCCGGAACAAACAAGCTAGATAAAAACAAAAAGCTATCTTTCCATTATCTCCATGCACCGCAGTAAATTTTCTCATGTACTCGGACATGGTAACATTTCCTTCCATGTGGCTAAAATTCTTCTCGAAGGTAAAAAGATTCGCTTCTCTCTCGTAAATACGAGATCGAGCGGGTAGATAGTAAGCTTTATTCTTATACTTAACGATACCGATGTCATCCACGGGCTTAAATTCTTCTTCCGCAAAAATTCCATTCCCCCACGCGAAGAAGTTATCAGGCTGCCAACCCAATTGCGTTATTTCCACGCATGATTCAGTATGACCGTATAACCAAATTTTCAACTTGTTTAAATCTGCATCCGAACCGTTCCACCAAAAATTACCCAAGCTTTCTATTTTTAAACGGAACCCGGAAAGAAGATTCAACTCTTTCTGAGCAATTTCGATTACCTTGGTTATTCCGAACTCGTTCGTAACCTCGTAGGTTCGTTTGGCATTAATTGAACTCTCGATATGAAACAACGGACGTAGGAAAAAATTAGAAACCTGCCGACGTCCTTCCTCATTTCTTTTATCAACAAAATAATAACTGTTATTATCCACGCAGAAACCATTCTCATTTAACTCGACAAGAGCCTCTACCGGTATTTTATTCTTACGTTTTAACTCCTGTGGGCCACGTTCTTTATTCCAACGAGAAACAGCATCACGCCAAGCTTTTAATGGTTTGATATGGTCCGATACGCTTTCGATGTATATATTTTGTAATTGTTCATCATACCGGGAGATTAGAAAAGTAACATCCTTTATAAATTCAGTTTTAAACGCTGGACTATTACATTTGCTACTATTCTTTTGCACGTAATAAACAATATAATCCACCGATTTCTTTTCTTGAAAATCTTCAAATGTACCAATATCAACAAAAAAAGTATCCGGATCTTTCCCATCAGGAAGGATCATCACATTCACGTTAAACTTTTTCTTTATCAAAGCTTGTGCGTTCTTATCCGTTGCTTTCAGTCCGGCAACATCCCCATCGTAGATCAGCGTAACGTTATGAGAATATTTGGCTAATAAATCTATTTGCTGATCGGTTAGAGCTGTCCCGCATGGAGCAACTATATTGGTTATCCCGAGAGAATATAAACGCATTACATCGAAGTTACCTTCAACTATATATACACGGTTCTCATTCCGTATTTTTGACCTCGCTAGATTTAGTGCAAATAAATTATTCCCTTTCGTGAATATCGGTGTATCTGGAGAATTCAAGTATTTTGGCGCATCTTTCTTCTTTTCAAGAATACGCCCAGTAAAAGCAATTACTTTACCAGTTGGAGAACAAATTGGAAATACAATTCGATCCCAAAAATAATCTTTTAACTCGCCATGTTCGTTTTCCCGAAGTAAACCTGCTTCAAGAAGATATTCTGTCTTTATTCCTTTAGATTTTGCCCATGAAAGTAATTTTCCCCCGGAAGGAGCATAACCGATATTAAAATCATTATCAGGAGAAATCTTTCTTTCTTTAAGATATTTCATCGCCTTTTCAGAAGCAAGAAGTTGTTCGTGAAAAAATTCACTTGCATATCGGCAAGCTATCCGTAAGGCTTCTTCATGTTTGTATTGTTCTTGGTCGAAATCTTTATCTTCTTTCCAAGAAAAATCAATTTTTAATTTCTCCGCTCCTATTTTCACTGCCTCCAGAAATTCAACTCCCTCATGTTGCTTGATGAAATCAATCGCATCCCCGGAAACACCACAACCAAAGCATTTATATATTCCTAACGCTGGAGTAACAGTAAAAGACGCCGTTTTTTCATTATGAAATGGGCATAATCCTTTGTACAAAGAACCATGTTTCTTTAACTCAACATAATGGCTGACAATCTCAACAATCTCATCATTTATACGATCTAATATATCCTGCACGTGCATAAATTACTGTTTTTGGAGAATTAATACTTCGACTTCGGCATCATCTTTTTTTAAATTCGGATAGCGACAGCCTAAAGCCTTTATTACAGCGGACCGGGATAAACCATAAGACAAATAACACAATGATTCAGGCAATTCATCTAAACGGTAACAAAACATATCAAGCAATATTGCTTTTGTTACATGCCCCGATTCGATGTCTTCCAACTCGTATACCTCTCCTTTATCTCCGTTTACCAACAAACATCGATTCCGATATTCACCCCTCGCGGGCAATATAATCATAAAGCAACCATGTACCGGTACAGAATGTTTTACCCTCATGCCCCCTCCTTTTCATTATAACTCTTATAAGGGTGAAGTTCGATCGCACCAGAATATTTCACTAATCCATTACCGTCACATTGCTCGCATTTCTTCCTGACTCTTTCCAGCAAATTTATATCTGTCGTTTCAACATAACCTTTCCCGTCACATTCAAAACATTTATGTATTTCATCAATTCTAATAACCTTTATCATAGACAGTAGATTAATGTGTTTACTCCATTGGTTGTAATAAAAGATCAAATTCTTTGGCTCGTTCATGACAAACATAAGCTAATCCGGAACGCTCCCAAGTGACAAAAATTCGTCGTTCCTGAACAAACACGATCCCGATTATATTCCATATCGTCTTGTCCTTCATCTTGATAATCTCGAAGATTTCTTTACGATATCCTCCACGGGTTTTAGCATTTTGAAAATCCGAATCTTTCCGGGTTTTTCTCTTTTTCTTTCGTGCAAATAATATTTTCATACTCTTAATTTTGAATTGGGGGTGGAACGTGCGGACTCGAACCGCAAGCATTGTATCCCTCTCTAACGAAATTGTTTCCAGCCTTCCAAACGTCCCTAAACGCTACCGAATTGAATCATTTTCTTTCCAATATTTCTCTCGAATCTCGTTAAATTCTTTCGATGTAATTTCGATCACGTCCTCGGAAACAGGTATATGTTTATCATCCAAAAAAGCCACTATCACGTTATTACATTGTTCGATGAAAGGAAATTTAAAGCGAGGCAAGAAGTAATTACATCCTAGTATTTCTAACGGGTCATCATACCGTGTCGCCTCCATTCCATTAGCTAAGAATGATGCCATTTCACGCCCAACTTTCGTACGCCTATTAGGGAAGAACATCCCTTTCTCAGCTTCTTTCCACACTTTGGGGTCAACTTCTTCTGGATTCAAAAATTTAAATCCTTTATACCTTGAAGTCCTTACGAAATCTTGCTGCCCTCTATTCCCCCAAAACACATCCCATTTATAAGGAATTTTCTCGTCTAACATCTTTCGGTTATTAACTTCTATCTTCTCCTCCTTCAATAGGAATGATTTCATGTCTTGATAGACTTTACTATCTTGATTTACTATTTTGTAATACATAATTCAAATTGTTTAATAACTTAATTTATCCATAAAACTTTCGTAAGCCGGACACGTGTCCCGGCAATCCATATTACACTGTTTTGATAATTTGCACATAACGCTTTCCTTGTTCATTTCATCACAAAACGCTTCAATCGCTTTTTCTTTCATACCCACCCCTCCAGCCAAATAAGCGTCATTTATATCTTTATTACAGAACTTATTAGTGCAAGCATTTCCGCAATCAGACCCAATACATCCTACCGGACTTATTTCGTAGGCATATTTTTTTGCTTCCTTATTCATAGTTCAAATCGTTTAAAATCAAGTCCTGTATTTATCCAAAATCAATTGTAAGTCTTGTATAAAATTATCGACATCACCCGTGGAAATCCATATTAGAGTTTTGCCATTTACTTCTACTTTGGATTCATGAATATCTATATACTCAATCCCAATTTCACAATCAACTGTCTTTATCTCGTTCATACTGTTCTCGATTAATTTGCTCTTGAATATTTTTTTATAAGATTCATATTACTTTCTACAAGTTTTACTATTCGCTCATGAAATTCAGTATTAACATTTCTCTTGCCCCGGCTCTGCACTACGGAGTAATTTCTTAGTGACACTTCAATAGTTTCAAGCCGCCGTGCATCCATTCGAGCCGAAAGGATAAGAGAATCTTGTTTTGCAAAATATTCATTTGTAAAAACACAATGCTGCATTATATCTCCCTCTTCAATAAAATCTTGTACACTTTGAAGTACGCCGATCTGAATTTGTCCATCCGAGAACTCAATACCTAAATATTTTCCTTTACTCCTTTTATACGGCTCTTCATTTTTAATTGCTTCCTCTTTTTTCTTTGCTAATTTCTGCATTTCTTGCAATTGTCGCTTTTTTCTTACTAACCGATCATGTTCATCATGCAATTTTTCAGGAAAAATAATTTTAGGATTCCGAATATCTTTATTGAAATACAAGAGTAATTCAATATAATCAATCCATAGATGTTTATCTTTTATCTCATACTTATGCCTCAAGGCGATCTTTATCGCTGCCCAACATTTACTTACAGCTCTAGGATTGTTGTAAGTAAATTTAAACCACTCAATTTCGCCACATTTTAAAAGAGTTTCAGCTAAATTATTTTCAAGAATTAAACTGAAAAAATGGAACGGATTAAGCCCATAAAAATTTCCACGAAAACCGTTCCGTTTAATTTCTGCCAAATATTTTACAGCTGGATAAGTTTTATACGGGAGTATACTATATGCAATGTGAGAACTTTGTCGAATTTCCATTTCTTCCCACCACCGCCATATATCATAATACATTAAATTTGCAGCTCTCGGTACTGATAATGTTACGTTCTTTCCATCCTTTGCGATCCATCGTTGAACAACTTCATTACAGCTATATTGAGGTTTTTTATTATATTGTAATCGACTCTCTAGAAAAAACAACCTAAAAAGCTGATGCTGTTTATAAGTTGTCGTGATCCCAAAATAAGCAGAATCTTTGAACACTCGTTTCCTCGTATTGTCAATGGTCAGCTTACGCCCACATTGAGGACAGATGCAACCGTCCAGTTTTGTCAATAATGGAGGTTGACAGTCCTTCCATGTATAACCACAATCAAGGCATACTGTCCATTTTTTCATGACCTTTCCATAATGTCCTAAACAATGTTCATACGCCCATTTCACCTGTTTTTCTGAAATTGGAGGAAGTTGTTTCTTTAATAATAGGACTGAATTTTGAAATCTCGTTCTTGGCTTCATATCAAAATAAGCTTAACTGTTGTACTGACTCACTATCTGAATCCTTTCTTTTTCTTTCTTGTTTCTTTTTCAAGGCTGCATAGGCTTCATCTTCTATTCTTTTTATAGCTTTCTCTCGTGCTTGTTGTAATTCATCCTCTGTCAACGCTACATGGTGATTGACCACTACATCACATTTTATCGGGCTACCGGGTTTTATATTATCTTCGTCATAATAATGAACTGCCATCCCAAATATTTCTTCATCAGTGAAACCGTTATTCCCGCTAGCTTTAACCACATTTAGTATATAAGTTATACATTCATCAATATTCTTATTTGTCTTATTATACATTCTCGCAAATAAAGTATCACTCTCAGCCCGATTCTCCAAATATGCTTGTATTGTGTCTTTAAATTCTTTTGTCCCTTTCATAACCATAAGTTTAAATTCCTAATTCAGTTGCGATTGCTGCCAATGCCGCCGCATTAGCAACGGCAAATTGAGTTTTCAACTTTTCATATCGACTTTTTATTGCTGATATTGAAACATGTAGTTCTTCTGCAATCTCTATTATAGTCTTGCCATTTTTTAAAGCACGCAAGGTTTCTATTTCAAAACCTTTCAACCCGGAATCTCTACCACAAAATTTCCCTCGTCCAGGACAACGTGTATCCAAACAAGCAGAATTATACATGTCTGGGGTAATCTTTCCGGATATGTAATCCGGATTACCATCTAAACTCCCAAATTTGCAGAATAACCATTTTTTAAATCCGGCCTCGAATCCAACAATTCCAAAATTATCATGAATGAATTTCTGACCTTCTCTGTCCTGCAAATACAGATTCAAAAATTGTCTTTTCTCCACGCTCGGTAAATTTTCAAATAAAATTAGATTACCATTTTTTAAAGCATACATTTTCCCTCTAAATGCGAAAATTTCAGTCCCAGAAAAAAATCCTGCTGGAATGTTGGAACTACCTTCTAAGTTGTTTACATTTGTACTCATAATCATTTTGATTTAATCCCGCTGATAGTGCCAACCAGAAGCGGGATTCATTTTTAAAGTGTTTCTATCAGTTTTGTACGTTTCTCTATCTCTTCTTTTTTAGTTAATGCTAGTTCAAGAAGCGCATTATATACCTCATTATTATTTGTTGACCCACTGACAACCTGATAAATATAAGATATACTTCTCCCGGTTTTTTCACTAATAATTCTAGCGTATCCCCGTGGTAACCATCTTTTGATTTTTTCTAATTCTTTCTTATCCATTTTTATCACTATTAATTTTCATACTTTTTACCATTGCTTTTCTTCTACATTTCTACTATCTTGCTATCAAATTACAATTACAAATGTATAATTTTACTATACATTTACCAAGCAAAACATATAGTATTTTTATGCAGATAATTTAATGTGTACACAAATGACTATAAGAGAACGACTTAAAGAGTATATTAAATTTACTGGAATGTCTGAACGCCAGTTTTGTAAAACAATTGGCGTATCTTCTAGCTATGTAAACAATATAAACAAGTCTATCCAACCGGATAAAATAGATAGTATTGCTATGCATTTCCCCGAATTAAACACAGGTTGGATATTGACTGGTGAAGGTCAAATGCTAAGGCAACATGAAGAAAACAAAGTAACATCGACGCCAGATTTCATATCAATCCCGATGGAAGTTTGGTCGGTTATAAAAAATCAATCAGAAAGTTTAAAATCCAAAGATCAACACATTAGCGAATTAATATCGCTATTAAAAAATGAGCTTTCTGAGCTCAAAAAAACATGTGTCCCAAAGGAAAACACTGCCACGAGTGCATGTGCAATTTAA